GACATGACGTTAGCCGCGCCCTGACCAGCGCCAGCAAGACCCTGAAGCCCGGCCGCTGCCGCCTGACGATTAGCCATGAAGCGGTTATACGCATTGGCGTATTCTTGGCTTCCGGCTTCCTGACCATAACGCGTTGCGGCTTTCAAAGCCGCGCCAGACCCACGCATACCAGACGCGCCAGACGCCGCTTGCATAGCCCGCTGGCCTTCGCCAAATCGGAAGGCATAGCCTGGGTCCATTTCCAACTGCGCGAGCGTCGGCTGCTGCATAAACGAGCCGTAACCCGGCGCGTTAGGGTCGCTGCCAACACCATAAAGCGCCGCAAGCTGATTCTGCGCGCCAGCGCCCGTCGATACATACGGCTGCTGATAGCCGGCCTGCGCGCCGTACGCGCCGCCAAGAGCGCCGACACCCTGACGCGTGCCCCGCTGGATCGCCTGCGCGCCCTGCTGCGCGCCGCCCGTCAGCGCGCCGATCTGACCGCCAGCGCCGCCGTAAAGCGCCTGCTGCTGCGCTGCCTGAGCCTGAAGCAATGGATCAATAGAAGCCTGACGCGCAGCCTGAAGTTCGGCAGAAGCGGCAGCCGTGCCGCCACGCAGAAGATCCTGCGCCTGCTGCGACGATGTGCGCAATGATTCCAGCGTCGGGCCTTGCGCGCCCGTGATCGCCTGCGCTGCTTGGCCTTGACCGCGAAGAATATCCTGACGGGCCTGTTCGGCCTGCTGCGCCTGAATAATCGCAGACATCATGGCCGCTTGAGACTGAGCCTGAGAGGCTTGGCTAGAAGCACGCGAGCCTAGAAACGCCGAGCCAAGACCCGTCGCCGTGCTGCCAAGGAGAGCCATTGTAAACGGGTCCATAATCTAACCTCTGTGTCTCACGCAAAATGATGATATAGCACCGTCATTACGCTGTCCATGATACGGTGACAGAACCTGCCGCGCCGTTTGCGCCAGATGCGGCATAGCCGGTAAAAACATAGACCGATCCGTTCCAGACATTGATCTCGCCGCCGCGACCACCTGTGCCGCCAGCGCCGACTGTAACGGTGACCGAATTGCCGGATGTTGGCCCTGTGCCGCCTAAAACCGGATTGGTCAACGCGCCTGATGAAGCTGATGAACCGGCTGCGCCGGGACCGCCGCCCGCAGCGGACACATAAGTGCCTACTGATGAAGCGCCGCCAGAACCACCGGCCAAACCAGCAATAGGCGTGCCGTTAAAAGGGCCGCCTGAATAAACGCCATTAGCGCCTGTTGCGCCGCCGCTTCCGCCAACAGCCGTAAAGGTGATCGTCCTATACGGTGGAACCGTATAGCTACCCGAAGAAAGACTGGTAGGGCCGCCTGCGACTACTTTTTGCGTGCTGTAAAAATCCGACAGATTGATAGTTCCTGACGAAAATACGCCAGCCGTCCCGCTCGTCGTGCCGTAAAGCTGTCCGCGATAGGCGGCCATATTCTGCCCAAGCGCAAACTCAGTGTTCACGTCATTTATAGATATGGTTCCACTGGGCGGAAGAGCCATTATTTACTCTCCAACTCTTCGACGCGTTTGGTCAGCTCTTTGACGGCTTCGATCAAAACGCCGACAATGTTGCCATACGCAACCGTCAGCTTGTCTTCATGCGGCACGACGACCTGCGGCAGAACAGCCTGCATTTCCTGCGCAATCACGCCGACGCTGGCGACGCCCGTGTCGATACGATCATAAAAAACGCCGCGCATCTGATTCGTAAGCGCCAGCGCATTTTCAATCGTCTTGACGTTTGTTTTCAGCCGCGCGTCAGAATACGCCGTGACGTTGCCCGCCGCCGTGAAGTCGCCGGAAGAAATATTCCAAGAGACACGCGCCGTGCCGCCGCTATTTTTAAATCCGGCCGTCGTCGCGTTACCATAAAAATAGCCGCCAGACGAGCCAAGCGTCAGCGTCATTTCCGTGGTGCTGTTAATGATGGCAAGATTGCCAGTCATCGTGCCGCCGGACAGGTTCAGCTTCAGAGCTGTCTGGCCGTCGACATAAGTTTTATTTGTAAGATGGCTTCCAAGCGTCGGAGCCGTGGCGGCCGTCACGTTGTCAGTAACAGACATCGTCGACGAAAATGTAGCCGCGCCCGTCACGCCTAGCGTCGAAGAAAGCGTCGTCGCGGCGCTAACGCCGAAAGTGCCCGTGACCGAGCTGTTACCCGAAATAGCCGCGCCGCCCGAAGATACGGTCAAAGCGCCCGACGACGTAAACGTGCCCGTGACAGCGCTGTTGCCTGTAATCGTTGCGCCGCCAGCCGAGACTGTAAGCGCATTACTTACACCTAACGTGCCGGTGACAGTGCTGTTGCCAGTAATAGCTGCGCCGCCCGAGCTGACTGTAAGCGCGCCGCTTACGCCTAACGTGCCGGTAACGGTGCTGTTGCCCGTAACGGCGACGCCGCCAGAGAACGTAACCGCACCAGAGAACGTAACCGCGCCCGAACCGGCGACAGTAAAGCGGTTGCCGCCGTTCGTCCTGACAACAAAGTTGCGGTTATCACGAACGTCAAAGGTCGAGTTGGTTGCGTCGGCCGAGATGACCGTGCGCGGCGTGCCGTTAGCGGAAAATTGAATTTTTCCGTCATTGTCAATGTCGAGCGCTTCGGCTGGCGCGACCGTGCCGAGGCCAACAAGACCGGCAGAGTTAATGACAAATGGCGTCAGGTCAGGGTCGACGCTGTCCTGCACGCGCATAACATCGCCGGTGCCGGTCTGCGTAACCTTGAGCGCCGGGCCGGACGAGTCAGTTGAGATCGTGACGTTACCCGTCAGAACGGGCGACACAGCCGTCGTCGGCGCGGAGATATAGTCGACCGTCCATTGCTCAACGTCATTGGCATCGGTCAGTTTGAACTTATACGTCGCCTCGCCGAGCCAGATATTCGCTTCGCCGCGAGAGTCGAGAATGATCGGATTGGTGTTGGCTTCCGAGCCGGTCGAGTCAGTATAAGTGACCTGTGGGCTAGTCGTGCCAGCTTGGTAGGTATAAACCTTACCGCCGACCAACGGGATGCCGTCAGCTCCGATGAACTGCGTTTTAGGGATTGGAGTGATAACGGCCATTTATCCACCTACGATACTGGTAACGGTCAGAATGACCGAAGGAATGGCGGGGATATTCCCCGACGCAGTAGTGGCTAATACTGAGACATTCGTATTCGTCGTTTCCCAATATAGCTCAAAATAATCGCCTGCGGTTAGACTTACCACGAAATTCCACGCCGCGACATAGGCGTTACTAGACCCCGATAATGTAATTTTGGTCGCTGAATCCGGCACCGACGTTCCGTTTACACTTAGCCATATATGAACATCTTTAGAGCTGGCGTTAGTGCTAATGAATTGCGCCGAAAACTGTATATTGTAAGTTCCTGTATTGTCTACATAAACACGCGAATTTGGCGTGCCTACATAAACACCGTATTGCAGCGGGCCATCGTTAATTTTACTGGCGACGCTATTCAATTTCATAGCGTAGGCGGTATTAGCCGCCGCCGCAGTCTGCGTCGTCGTATCGTAATATGATCCATACCGACGGCCATTTTCAACGGACACATAGATATTATAAAACCAGCGATACCATTCGCGGGTTACATAATCCGTTATCTTGTCCCAGATCGGGACACGCGCTGCCGGAATAAGCGTATTGTTATCAGGCATTTGTCGGGTCCATTATGAGTTCAGCGCCCATAATGGCGATCTTGACCGGATCAGTGCCTGACACCTCATACACGCGGTCGCGGATTTTGAGCGTCATGCCAAGACGCCGCCAGATCGTTCGGTAGCCATACTGCCCAACGCGGCCCATCGACTTCCAATGCTCATTTGACCAAGTATGCCCGCCATCGTCTGACCAGCGCAGCATGACTTGCGGATTAACGCCAGGGGCCAGCACAGCCGCTTGCGTGACGATATAATCGCCGTTCTCAGTTATGAGATAATCGTTATTTTCGGTCGCAAGGTTTCGAAACTCAAGATACTGATAATCGTCGCCAGTGAGGCCAACGCCCGTCTCACAGTCAAGTTGCAGACTATGCTGCGTCGTGCGTTTGAGATTATTCTGGCCAGTCGGCAACGCTCGCCAAGAGCGCAGCCATTTTTGAATTGACCCGGCTTCTGTATAGACCGTTGAGTCATAGGCAAAAAGACCGCCGCCGACGTAATCGCCAATGACGATCTCATTGTTATAGTTCATCTGGCAGTTGCCACGATGGCGCGTAAACTCGTTGTTTTCCCAGCCAGCGCGCTCATGCCAAACGCCCGTCGCCACGTCGTAAACCCACGTCGTATTGGCGGTCGGAAAGTTTAGCACATAGAAGCTATGACCGTCCTGCTGATAGGTATAGGCCACAGCGTCGTTAAGCGTTGAATATTGCTGGATCTGCCACTCGACAGCGTGCGTCGATATGCGCTCGCCGGAGTAGCCTTTCGAGCGGTAAACGATACCATTACCGCGAGCGTCACGGCCAAGCCAAAACAAACCGTTATCCAGCTTGGCGACCGAATAGGCAGCTAAACAACCAATTTCGTTGAACGCGCCTTGAATACGCGCAAGAGGAAAATCAGGCGTGCCGGCGTCATACCAGACTTCGACCGTGTTAACGCCAAACAGCCAAATTTCACGATGATCGACGATCAGCGTGACAAGATTGTCCGGCGAGCCTTCCGCGCTGGCAAAATCCAGCGCGTCAATATTTAAGCCATTATAAGATTCCGTGACCCAAAAGCGCTGGCTGTTAGGTTCGTTAAAAACAAAATAGCCGTCAATAAAACCAACGCCGACAGCGCCAGGAAAGTCTGGGTCAGTAATTTCACTGAATAGCGGCGAGAACGTCAGATCGACCGTCGCTGTGGCCGTAGCGTTAGCGGACAATTCAAATGTCGTGTCGTTTGTAATGCTGGCGACCGTCGTTCCGCTAGGTACGCCAGAACCTGTAACCGGAAGCCCGACCCAGATCAGCGACGTGTCAGCGGTCGTGACCGTGGCGTCGCCGTTTGTCGTGTTACAGCTCAGCGTAACATCCGTATTATTGTAGATGTAGCCGTTAGCGCCGGCGGCTATGAATAGCTGCGTGCCGTTGTCGACCATATTGACCGGGCCAGCGCCGGCGACGGTGCCAAGCTCGTGATACGTCCAGTCCGTGTCGACGCGGTATAGTTTCGTGCCCGCAACTGCATACCCATAGTCGCCGTACTGCCAAAGACCACGCACGGGGCCAGTCGGAAACACGGCGAGCTGACGCAGGCCCGGCGCGCGCTGAAGCCATGCGGCTTCTTTGCCGCCTTCCGGCACGATCTCAGGATATAGGTTAACCATGCGGCTATCCGCCGCATTGGGGCTACGCAAGACATAAGACGAGCCAAGAATCGGCGTCTTCATTAGTAGTTTCCGGCGTAGATATTATAGCGCTGACGCGTGCCGACGATGCTGTAAGGCAGCGCCATGATGTCGTCAGGATTATTGATGCGCTTCAGATTGCGCTTGCTATACATAGCGATGCGCTGCACCTGCGCGGACGGCTCGACGCCAAATTCAGGGGCCATTTCACAGGCCAGATTATAGCGGAAAGCACGCAGATAACCCGGCGGAAACGTCAATTGTGTCGCCAGCGCGGCGGGGCGCGTCAGTTCCTCGACAGAGATAAAATGCCATTCAAGCTCGCGCAGCGGCTTGGGGTAGACAAACATATCAATGTCAGGGAACGTATTGTTGACGAATATGACCTGCGGATAGGTCGACGTGACAGTTTTGACGGCGATACCGTCATACTGCTGCTGATTGATGAATTTTATGCCGTAAGACACATTGGTCTGCGGATCGCGGAAATAAGTTGCGTCGTCCAGCAGGACAGGTCGATTACCAACAAAATCACCAGTCGGGCCAAGCGTCCGGTTAAGTTCGCCGGGCGGCCATAGAAATACTTGATCCTGAGTCGAAAAGACCGCCAGACGTTCCGTGTTCCACGAGTCGATCATCTGGTTCAGCGCCATCAGCGCGTCCTGCGCCGTCTCCGCTGAGGGCGTTTCGCCTTCTGCGAGAACGCCCAGAAGTCTCAGCGCCCCGTTGATCTGATCGTACGCTGTCGTCATTTGGATCGAACCTTTCCCAGCCGTTCTCTTCGTCGGCTTCGGCTTCTAATTCTAGCGTAGCGATCTTAACGCCATGAACCTCATGACGCAAATAAATCAGGGCCATTTTACACCTATGGTGAGGGCCAGGCGGGCCGTAGCCCGCCTGTAGGATTAGATTAGGCGACTACCGGATACTGCCATTTGCTACCGTCCGAAATGAACAGCTTGCCAGTGCCCGTAGCATTGGTCGTCGTCGCCAGCGAACCGACCGGAGCGGTCGTCGTGGTCGAGTTAGCCGTAATAGCCGAAGTCAGGAAATAAATTCCCGCCGTGGCGTTGGCGATGACCGCGCCAGTCGTAGCCGAAGACGTGAATGTCGACGACGTGATAGCCGCGCCGCTAATCGTCGTGCCGGAAGTAAGTTCCGGGTCCGAATATGCAACGCCTACCGGTTTAGTATTAGGCATTACGCCCTCCTTACTTCAGATAAGCCGAGTAAGCAGCCGTGCCCGTCTTGACGAAACGGTAGGTCGCTCCGCCGTAACGAGCAACCGTAGGCGAGCCGACAACCGTGACGCCCGTGCCACCAGTAAACGTAACAGTCGACGAAGCGCCGCTGTTATTATTATTGGTGATCGTCAGTTCGAAAGTCGAACCAACTTTCATGCTGGGGTTAGCCGTATCCAGCGCCGCAGCGGTCGGCGTCGTGACCGTAAGGCCGGCGTCGCTACCTTTGTTGCAGGCAATGATGCCGCCCGCGACCTGAGTAGCCGTCAGCGTCGCGTCGCCCGTCAAAGACGTGACAACGGCGACCTGAATATTCGGTTCGTTAAGATCGCCAGCGCCAAGCTGATAGCCGCCCGTGCCCGACGGAAACGCCGGATTGGGGCCGAACGATTCAAGCGGGTAGGAAGCGCCCTGAGTAGTGATAGCCATGATTCAATGCTCCTTAATTTGAGAGGAAGAAGGGGCCGAAGCCCCTTCTGTTAGCCCCAAAGGCGAACCGCCATCTGCGGACGAATGACGCTGTAGCCATACAGAACGTCAATACGGCAGGGCAGTCGGTCGTTGTTGATGTCATACTGACGGACAACGCGGAGCGAGATACCGTTGTGAACCTGGCGCGAAGCCATGTCGACGCCCTGCGGGAGCAGAAGGTCGGCCGTGGCGAACGCGATGGCGTCCTTGTGGTAGATCATGTTCTGCGGATACTGCGTGGACGCAGCGCCGAAGAACGTGACAGCCTTACCGGAAACCGGCAGAGCGTCGACCGTGGCGAGAGCCTGCGAAGCCGAATACATCGCCGGGACAGTGACCGAAGCGGTGGTCGACGCCGTAACGTCGGCCAGAGCAACGAACTGATACAGCGAGCCGGTCGACTCACGGGTCTGCGGGTTGACGGCGTAACAGTCAGCAATCGTGAACACGTCGCCAGCCTTGATGACCGTCGAGCCGAGGCCCGTCAGGACAACCGTGGTCGAGCCTTCGGTCGTGACCGAGGTGCTGACCGTCACGGTGCCGGTGCGCGAGCCCGTCGTGAACTGCTTGATCGACTGCGACATATTCAGCTCTTCGTAGCCGAGAATGCCTTCGCCGAAGATGCCGTTCTTGAACTGTTTCGAGATAGCCGAAACAGGGTTGAACAGGCCCTTCATGCCTTCGATCAGCGACGCGTTGGCGGCCGGATTGACCGTCGCGTAGCGCGGCGACATGACAGCGGCGTTCTCATTCAGCTTCTGCTGCGCCTGCAACAGAACGAGCGAGGTGGCCGGGGTCGTGCCGGGCGTGCCGACCGAGTTGCCGATATATTTGAAGCTATTGGCAACGTCAGCGTCGATGCTGGAGGCGAGCTGCGAAATACGCGGCTTCAGCACGCGTTCCGCAAAGTCGTCCAACTGCATCGTCAATTCGGCGGTCGTGAAGTTGACGCCGATGTGCTTCTGCGACGAAACGGTCAGGGTCGTGTACTGCTCGTTGTCGTCCTGCACCTGAAGGGCAGCGCCGTCCGTGACCAGAGCGCGGTCGGGCAGACGGATGCGCAGGGTCGAGCCGATCTTAGCGCCTTCAACGGCGAAAGAGTCGTCATACTGACGGTTGACGGTGCGGGTCAGGACAAGATTATTCTCAAGGATCTCAAGAGCCTTGCGAGTAATCATATCAATAGTAAGAAGTGAGTTAGACATTCTTTATCTCCGATTCTGCGCTTCCCACTTCTTGATCTGTCTTTGCCGTTCCGCTTCTATCCAATCCGACGTTGACATTGACTTGAGTGACCGGGGGTCAGTCGTGTCGTAACGCGGGCCTGAGTTTGACCGGGTAGCTGTGACAGGAGCAAGAGGTGCGGGCGCGGTTGAGGTTTTCTTAACCGGCGGATTATCGACCAATTTGGCCTCAATCTTTCCGATCTCTTTTGCCTGCAAAACTGGCGACAGACGGGAAATCCGGCTGGCTTCTTTTGGATTAGAGCCAAGGAAGTAGATCACTTCTGGCCCAATATCGGAAGCCTGGATAGCCTGAGCCATAACGTCCGTAACGGGGAGATTCGGGTTATACGCGACTTGTTCAAAGTCTTCGTAACGATCCCGCGCTTCTTCTTCACGGTCCTTATAGGACTCCAAAAGAGCCGCTTGCTGCTGTGCGGCCTCGCGCTGTGCCAGAAGCTCTTGAGCCCGTTGCTGCGCTAACGCTTCTGCGTAGTGCTGCGCGTTCTCAAAATCATCAGGCGCAGGTGGAGGTGCGACGGGCTGTCTAGCCTGTTGCTCCGCAAGCCGTTGGGCCTGCTCTCTTTCCCATTTGCGCTGTTCTCTTGCAAGGCGCTTGCTTACAATCGCGTCCAGCTCTTCTTGAGAGAACGATTTTGTAGGCTGCTGTTCCTCCGGCGTCGCTTCCACAGATTCCGGTGCTGCCGTAGCTTCCGGTTCCGGCGCGGGGTTGATCTCCGCTACAACCTGTTCGTCTTCCATTTTCACCTAGCTTTCCGGCCAGTCGGTTTACAAATGCTACGCCTCTTCAGGCGCAGCGTCAACATCCGGCAGCAACGCGCCGAAATTGCCCACCCAGCGGTTCTCGCCGGAATGACCACAGTTGATGGTCGGATCTATATAGATTTTGCCGCCCAGATCAATCCAGCGCTGGCAAAACACAATGTCCTCTGACCACAACTCGCCGTCGACGACTTTTACGTCAA